TCGCCCAGCGCCGATGGCGCGGGGAACGCCGTCCAGACTTTTCCGGTGGTCGCGCTTAGCAACTCGCGGACTTGCCCTTCATTGCCCGAGTCCACAATCCCTTCGGCGCTCAATACCCCGTTGCGCAGGCCGCCGATGAATTTGTGCGAGTCGCTCTTGAACGTCGTGACATCGTGAACGTCGGCCGAATTTGTATATGCGAATTGCCGCAGAAGATCATGAATCGGAAATCCGCCGACGTAGAGATCTCCTCCTTTTCCCGAAGCGAAACTCATGGCGCCCTCATTGCCGGATCGCCCAGACGCGATATTCCTGCAGGACGCGCCGCAGGATGCGGCCGTCCGGCTGCGCTTCGCGGAAGAGGCGGGTTTCCGAATGCGCGACGTCGGAAATGTCGTAACCCGATACGATGAGCGATGCGTCGTCGAGCAAAACCGCGATCCGCTCTCCGATCAAGAGCGCCTGCCGGTAACCGGCGTAAGTCGCGCCGGCGCCGCCGCCGGAATCGAGCGACCAGACGTTCACGTCGAGGACGCAGACCTTCCCTTCGCGCTGAAACGTGTCCTGCCTCAATTCGAACGCTTCGCCGACCTGGACGAACGGATACAGCGTCCCCTCCGGCGCCGCATCGAATATCCCCGCAACCATCGCCATAAGCGTCGAATCCGCCGACAGCAGGGCGAAGACCGCCTCCCAGACGGGGCGCAACGCCGATCCGCCGGTCATATCCGTATCGCATGGATCGCCCTGTTAACGGCGCTCTTGACCACCCTGCGGTGCGGTTCGCGCCGCATTTCCTGCGACGGACGGATGAACGGCCTGGCCGACAGCAATCGCGTGCCGTATTCGATCATGAGCGCGTAGAATTTTCCGATCTTAACGATCGCCCGCAGCCGCCGCGCCGACGCCCGGCGGACAACGCGGATCGACTTCCGGAGTGCGCCGGTCTTGCGTGGCGCGCGGGAACGCAATTCCGTGCGTAATGCCTTGGCCGAATCGTTGATCGTCACGGCAATCTCTTTGGCGGCTTCCCTTGGCAATTGCCTGAAGAACTTCGCCCGCTCCTTCCATCTGGTGGACGTCATGTTGAGTTGAATCGGGCTAGCCATCAGCGGGAACCTCGATGCAGTCGAGCTGCTGATAGACTCCCTTCTCGCGCCATTCCCGAACCGACTGAATGACAAACGTGCGGGCGGCGAACTTGACGCGCATTTCGGCGGTCACTCCGCTTCGCCCCCGGATCGTGACGAGCAACGAGCGCTTTGGTTCCTGCTGTCCCGCCCGCGCAAAATCGCCGCCGCTCTGCGGCTCGACCGCCGCCCGTGCGGTCAGAAATGGCGTCCAGACGTCGGACGATCCTCCCATTGCGTCGCCGGTGCGCGACCTTCGCTCGAATGTAACCACGTGACGCAGCAGCCCGGCGCGCATCAGAGCACCTCATAGACCCGCTCCGCGCTGACGATCGATTTCAGCGCCATCTCCACCTGCGCCTGGATCGTCCCGGTGACCGACGCCTCACGATTTTCGTGCCAGTGGGCGACGAGCAGCTTGATCGCCTGCTTGATCCGTTGCGGCGCATCGCCGGCCGCCGCGCCGTATCCCGCCTTGAACCGGATCCGGACTCCGCCGAGTTTTTCGGTTTCGACCGAAGGCCAGCTCGATCCGGCCGCCGGGGCGATTCGCGCCGGTTCGGACGCCGCGTCAACCTGATAGTCGGCCGGCGGCATCGTCACGTCGTTTCCGCCGGCGTCGAAATACTTGACGCTCTCGACGGAAATCAGCGGCGGACGCGGCAGATCGACGATCGCATTGCCGCCCGGAAAGTTCTCCATCGTCAGTTCCCAGGTCTGCTCGATGAAGGCGCGGTTCATCAGATTTTCGATGTGTTCGCGCGCGGCGGAAAGCAGCGTTCCGATCAGCACGTCGTCGTCCGCGATCGTGACGTACATGTGCGCCTTGGCCTCGGCCAGGCTGACCGGTTCGGAGGCGGGCGCGGCGATCAGCCGCAGCCCCTTGGGGAGATCGTGAAAGCTCATCCGCGCTTCTCCGCCCTTCGATGACGGGTATCCGTACGTTCGAGTTTGGGCCCGAACTGTCCGGAAACGATTTCGGCGGCGCCCCCTTCGACGAACCGGCGCGCGATTTCCTCGGCGATCTCCACGCCGACCGTATAGACCTTCCCCGCCGCGAAGTTCCCTTCCGGGCTCGCCGCCGTCTTGGTCATCCGTATCTCCGTCATGTCCTCACCTCCATTCATCGGCTGTCCGGGGGGACGATCCCCCTGGTCGGCAGGTCATGTCACATCAGGCGGCCTGATCGGATTTCGGCCCAACGCGCGGATCGCCCAGGACGGCGACGGCGGACATGTCGGCCGCCGCGGCGTTCCCCGACGGCGTGACCGTCAGCCGGATGTACCGCTTGACGCCGATGTAGCCGAGTTTGCGCGTCTCGTTGTCGTCGGCTTCGGTGAACGACGCGCCCGCCTCGGTTCCAAGCAGATCGGCGTCCGGCACGGCGGCCGCATCGGCCAGCGCCGCATCGTCGCCGTGTTCGAGCAGGACGGTGAACGCCGCCGCGGCGTCGGCGAGCGTTCCGGCGGCGATCGCAATCAGCGCCGAATGGAATCCGGCGAGATCCACGATGCTTCCAACCTGGGCGGTATCGTCGGAGACCCGCCGCGGCGTCAGCGCCGCGACGATCTTGGTGTTATTGAACGAATCGAGTTTCATGTTTCATCCTTCCGCGGCTTCCGCCGCCGGTTTCGGTTCGGGTTTCGTCCCTTTCGTTTCTTTTTTCGGGCCTGTCTTACGGTTTGGTCTTGACGCGGACGAACGCTTCGGCCAGCACCGGCTGTCCGTCAACCTGCGAGCGGCTGATGAAGCCGACCTGGTTGGTCTCGGCGTACAGTTCGTCTAGCCGCTGGATGCTCATCCCGAAGGCGTCGGCGATCCAGTAGAACTTCGGCCCGTAGAGCGCCGCGTAGTACGTCCCCGCCGTGAAGGCGTTGGGAGCGTATTCCGATTCCATGATCGGCAGATTGAGCAGCCGGTCCGGTTCGTTCAGCGCCAGCCCCATCCGCCACAGGTACTGGCCGTCAGAGCCCTTGAGCTGCGCGATCTTGCCGATCGCATCGCGGTGCAGCACCCAGATCGCATTGGCGCGGTATCCCCCCTTGAGGGCGTACTTCGCCGCGACGAGCGCGTCGGCTTCGGGCGCGGTCGAGGACGTCGTGTTGACGGTATCGCGCGACGCCGGTACGCCGTCCGAGCTGGCGACGAAGATGCCGAGGGGTTTGTTGACGCCGTCGCCGTTGAGGAAGGCGTTCTCTTCGGTCGTGCCGATCTTGTAGCCGAGCCGATCGCGGACGAGCGTCTCGGCGCCGCCTGCGGTCAACTGCAGCAGCGTGCGGGAGACTTTGATCCGCTTGGCCAGCGGATGCGGAACGAACTTCCGCTTTCCGACCTTCATCGCGCTGTCTTCGCCGCCGGTTCCGAGTTCGCTCGTCCAGTCCGGATCGGCGGGATCGGCGTCGAGGCTGGCGACGCCGAGACTCTGCGCCGACGTGACCGGGATCACCGTTCCCATGCCGCGGACGAAGACCGCATTGTTGAGGAACTTGATGAGTTCGGTCTGGAACTGCTCCGGCGCGACCAGATATCCGGCCGCAGACTGATCGCTGACCTGCAGCGCCCGCTGTTCGGGCGTCAGCGCGGCCATCCCGCCGGCCAGAAATGTGCGGAATCCGGCCGCGCGGATTTCCGATTTCGGATCGGCGTCCGATCGGGCGCCTTCCGGATCCGGACGCCCGGCCGCCGGGCCGGCGCTCGATCGCAGTTCGCTCTCGATCTGTTCGGCGCGTTCGAAGTTTTCGATTTCGGTTTTCAGCGTTCCCATGTCGGCGAACATTTTGTCGTAGTACTTTTGTTCGTCGGCCGTCAGGCTCCGCTTTTCGGTTTCGGCTTTGCCGAGCAGCGCCTTGGCCTGCTCGTAGATCTTCGCGCGTTGCTCGCGCTTTTCCCGGATCTGCTTGTGCATGGTCATCCTCCGATGGATTCGAGTTCGAGTTTCATCCGTCGCAGCCTCATCCCGTCGTCTTGCGCGGCGATCCCCTCCGGGTGCCCGGCCCCGGGCGGCGCGGAAGGGAGAAGCGAGCGCAGACATTCGACGGTTTGGCGCACTGTGGATAGTTCGGTCGGTCCGAGCGGCTGGCCGCGGCGTTGCGCGGCGACCGCTCCGGTCAGGCGATTCCAGTCGATCCCGGCCCTGCCGAAGATCGAGCGGAGCGCGACATCGGACTGCGGATAGGCCGGGAACGTCGCCGGAGAGATGTCCACCAGCCGGACCTCTTCGAGCGTCCGGACGGTTCCCTCTCCGTCGGTTCCCCAGTTATCTTGGATCGCATAGAACTGGAACGAGACGCCGCTGATATCGCCGCGGCGGACGAGTTCGCGCAGGTCATTGCCCGCGGTCGTGTTCGGAATGTCGATCTCGAATGCCAGACCGCGCGCATCCACCTTGAGTCGAAGCGTGCCGCTCTTCGTCCGGCCCAGAACGTGATCCGGATTGTGATTGAACAGCGCCCGGACGTCGGCGCCGTCGGCCAGCGTCTTGTCGAAGGCCGTCCGTGCGACCCGCTCGCGGAAGCCGTAGATCGGATCGCTCAGTTCGTCGAAGACCGCCGCATGTCCGACGAGAATCTTCCCGTCATCCCCCTGCCGGACTTCGATGGCGGGAACGGCGCGGCGTTCGATCGCCCCCGATCTGGCCTTGCTTTTGACTTCGGTCGGCCACTGCCCCATCGTCTGAAAATGGAGCCATGCGCAGAATCCCTCCGGACTCTCCTTGTCCCCGTTTTTGGCGACGCAGTCCGCGAAGTCCGCGTAATCTCCGAAGGGCATTCTTCTCGTTCCTTCTGCGATGCAAAAACAAAAAGGGCCGAGATCGCACCGTGTGCGTTCTCGGCCCTTCGTTCGGCCAAGTATTCGATTTTTCGCGTTTCCCGCCGCGCCCGCGCGCGGCCCCGTCCGGTTCAATTCAACTCTATCATAAATCCCGACAGGTTGTCAAATCCTTGTATTCGATTCTTCGGCGACCACAACCGGTTGCGCAGAAAAGTCCGCCTTGATCCGGATCGACCGCACCTGCGGATCGAACTCGACGAACATCCGTATCCCCCGGGACGGCGCGATCAGCGCCGCGTTCTGGTCGACGAACTGGCCAAAGGCGTGACGCAACCGCTCCGATTTCGATCTGGTGCGGCGCAAGCGGATGACGGACGATCCGTTCACGACGGCACGATCTGACAGTCGCAACCGCCATGAATCGGCGGATGCTGAATATCGGTGCGGAAGCCGAGCGGCTCTGCCCCGTCCGGCCGGAAATCGTCGCCCGACCGAAAGAAGTTCGTCCCGGTCGAGATCGTCCGACCGTCCATCGCCGCGCAATAAGGGCAGGTCTCTCCCGACGCCGCCCAGGTCACGGCGGCGACGGCGAAGATCGTGAACGTCATCAGCGCCGCCGCGTTGCTTCCCTGGACGGTCTCGCGGGACGCGATCTTTTCCGGCCGCGTCTCTTCCCATTCGTCGAACCGCTTTTCCAGCGCCGCCTCGATCTCATCGGGCGCCGTTTCGGCGGCGATCTGGCGGAGCTGGCCGAGGCTCGCGCCGGCGTGGCGTTCGGCGAGCGTCCGGATGTATCCGGCGCCGAACGTCTGCATCCGTTCCCCGAAATCTGCGCTATGGCCGGTCTCGTCGGCCGCCGCATTGTGAATCGAGCGCATCAGACTGGTCACCGGCGCGCGCATCTTCTTCTCCACGACGGCCGCATGGCTGGAATAATATTTGTCGAGAAACGTCTGAACGTCTTGGCGATCGCGGCGCTGCAGCGCGCTGCGAATCCCCTCCATCACGTCGCGCCGCTCGCGCCGGATCAGCTCGGCCGCCTTGTCGGCGAAGACATCGCGGAACGACGCGGCGAGTTCGCGCCGCCGCGCGGCGTTCCGTTTTTCGGCCCGAAGGATCGCCCGGCGCTGATTGATGAGCATGACCGGAATAGGTTTCGCGGGCGTTCCCGCCGATCCTTCCGCGCCGACCAGATCGTCTGATGGAGATTCTGGAGCGCCCGGCCCTGTCTGGCCGAGACTGAGCGGACGATAGTAGATTTTTCCGATGCCGTCCGGCTGCGGGTTCAGGTCTTCGAGTTCGCGGACTTCATCGGGAGAGATCACGCCATCTTGCAGCA